ACCTTTAGAGATTAAATCAAGAGATGAAAGAATTATTATAGAAACAGATAACGTTGTGAACAAGCAGGATCTATACTCTGGCTATGATGCAATGGTATTGCCTAGAAGGTATGCTGGTTTATGTTTACCAATGAATGAAGCATTAATGAGTGGGCTACCAGTATTTATGCCAAGGGTTTCTCCAAACACAACGGTATTACCAGATGAGTGGACCCTAGAGGCTGAATTAATTGATAAGTTTAAGGCTAAAGCAACTGTAAATGTTTGGTCGGTTAGACCTAAATCACTTGCTGAACTTATTGATAACTATATTGTTAGTGATAAAGAAGCAATGAAAACAAAAGCATTTAATTTAGGGTTTGAACATTTTTCAAGAGAGTCATTAAAAGAAAAATATATAAACATAATTAACTCATAAAACAAAAAAGCCAGCCTATCTCTAGACTGGCAGTTCTGTAAGTAAATATTACTTCTTTGGCGCTGCCTTCTTAGCGGGTGCCTTCTTCTTTGCAGGTGCCTTAGCAGCCTTCAGAGCCATCTCTACGGCCTTAGCATCTGGCAAGATACCAAAAGCCTTGTCGTTAGGATTGATTGCTCTAATTGCAACGGGTGCAATTGCTGCAACAAGGGCAGTCCACAGATCCTTTGGATCCGTTACGCCTGCCATGTATAGTGCAAGGCCTGATGCAAGGACTGAACGTCCGTATGATGCAAGTAGTGCCTTTAGTTGTTCTGTGTTCATTTTTCCTCCTAGGATAGAACCTTAATTAGTATAGCATATCCAGCCCATAGCCCTACAATTCCTGCGACTCCCGCAAAAACTGGCGGTGCTGGAACTGGTAATTTGAATGCAGCAAAGACTACGCCACATCCAAAACCTGTTAGTGTTGATAATAATATATCTCTCATTATTTTATTTCATCCTCTGGAAGTAGTGTTTTTAATTCTTTATATGCCTTTGAAATATTTTTCATAGATGGATAATCTGGTCTTGACATAGACAATGCATCTCCATATTCATCAAAATGGGATACGTCTGCATCAACATCACTAACAAACTTTGTTAATCCTTTTTGTACGCTTTCAATATATGAAAAAGCCCAGTCTCGTGAATCAGAAAGAAACTTAATAAAATTTTCTTTGTGTATTGATTCATCTGAGTCTTCTTTTGTTTTTGTAGATTTTGTTAAATCAACATACTCCTGAAGCAAGGTGTTTTCAATAAATAGTTTTGAAATATCTTTTTTAAGTTTAATAGATTGTTTTAAAACTAACATGTATGACAGTGCAAAACAAACTGTCAATGTTGCAAAAACAATAATAAAAATATCTTTCATATCTACACCCCACATGTTTTAATTATATCCTAATGCCTTGGGTTTGTCAAATTATAAAAATCTTTAAAGTTAATATTAGTAAAGATCTCATACTCTGCAAGAGTTCTAACGTTTCCAGCACCAAAGATTCCTTCTTCTTCACCACAAAGGATTCTTCTTTGTTTCTTGTATGATATTTCTTCTAACTCTTTCCAAGATAAACCTCTTAGGTTTCTGTCTCCCCAGATCTTATAGTATCCACCACGAGAATAAAAATGATAAACAATGTTTTTTGCAGGGGAATAAATATCCCAGCCTCTAGTCCAAGCCCTCATTGCAAAACAAATTTCTTCACCAAAAAAACTTAGGTCTGGATCATATGGAAGTTCATTAACCATTGCTCCATAAGAAAACATAAAACCACCAAGAACGGTTTCTGATATTTCTGGATCTTCTTTTGCTCTATTTATAAACTCAAGTCTTTCTGCTGTCCACTGATTTTTTCTATTTAGTGCTACCTTTTGTCTAGTTGGATATGATTTTATCTTTGGATGCTTCTTTATTAAATGCATACCGCCATTACTTTCTGGCTCAAATGGTGCTGGGAAATATGAAAGAAGAACTGATGAATGACCAGAAATATTTGTAGCCCTTTCTAGTTGATCAATAGATATAGTGTCCCAGTCTTTTGCAAACCTTGTATGTGAGTCAATTTGAAGGAAGTAGTCTTCATTGTTGTATAGTTCCATGGCTTTTGCCCTTGCATACCCCGCACCTCTGGCTTCTTTAGAGTGCATAGTTACAAGGGATAGGTTTGGAACTGAGTCAAAGTTTGGCATTTCTAATGGCAGTCCCTGATAAACAACACCAAAGTATAAGTTTTCTGGATTACTAGCATTGTCAATAGCACTCTTAATAGTGTACTCAAGTTCTGGGTCACGGAATGATGCTATAGATATAAAAATTGTCATTTAATAGCCTCTCTTGTAACTAACACTATTGCGCCTTCCATTTCTAATGCTTTTTTTGCATTTAACACATATTGTAATGCCTTTATCTTATCATCATGAACCATTCTTGCAAATACATATTCGTCTAGTTTAATTGTTAAAAAATGTTCATTATCAATTAATTCTACCTTAAAACCTTTTGGAGGAATAATGGAGTGAAATGCTCTACGCATTTGATCTGTATACAATTACTTCTCCATTGTCAATGCTTGCCAGGTATTAGCCCAGTCTTGTTTAGTTTTATGTTTATTAAACTCTCTAGATATATTTCCAAGTTCAAGGAATACTCCACCCCAAACACCATACTCTTTACCAGAAACACCATTAGCAAAACAAATATTTGATACTGGGCATCTTTGGCAGATTGAGTCTACGATTGGACGTACTTCTACCTCATCTTCATACTTATCAAAGAATATATTTGTATCAAGCCCAAGACAGGCTGCATTATCTTTCCATAAATGTTGTTTCATTTACTGACCGTATTTGTTTGGAATATCCCAACCATTACGATTAAGGTTAAAGGTTTTTTGTAGGTACCATGCATGTTTTACACGTACACCGCTTGGTGATGTTCTAGCAAGGTCTGATCTTTTACGTTCAACTACGTCCCAGCCAATCCATGCAAGTTCTTTATTTCTTTGAACAATTTTTTCCATTTGTGCCAACGAATTGATTATCATTATATTCTTTCTTTTAGTAACGGAAAATTCCAACTTCTACATTTTTTGATTCTGCAAAAGTTGTTAGTTTTGATACTGGCTCTTTTGGTCTACTAAGAAAAGCAAAATAGTTTATGTTTTCCATATTGTTGTATAACCAACTTTCTGGAACCTTATAAAACTTTATTTTACGACCCCTGGCTTTCATTCCTCTTTCTGAAAGGTTTGAAAACTCTGAAACAAAAGAATTGATCTTTGTTGGACCAGCAGAATAGATTATAAAATCTTTTTCTTCTTCTTTCATTCCCGATAAAGCAACACTTATAGCACGAAGGAATAGGTTATAGTCATCAAACTCATTGGTTCCCTGCACTGCCACTATCATTTATTTTCCCATTCTTTAAGTTATCCAGGATGAATAACATTTTATCTACTTCTCTTTTTGACATCTTGGTTGTGTCTAAAGGTTTGCCAGTTTCTGGCCTAACCTTTCCATCCACCGTGTCTCCAACATAAAACATGTTATTTGACACCCAATATGCTTTTTGATCTATTATGACAACTCTAGTTGTTTGTTTCTCTTTCCAAATTTTAGATTGAGAAGTAACAACCTTATCATCAAAAATGTCTTTAAAGAAAAAATCTTTTAATATATTGTGCATATCGCTTTGGCGATATAATATTTTACTAAAAGATTTCTTTCTTTTTTTGTTCATTACTATAATTATAGAGGAAAAAACTATCAATGTCAAGCCGATAGTAACAATAGCCTGCATTTTTTCTCCTAACTATTTAGTTATTTTTTTTTCTAATACTGTATCTTTAGACAAAACTCTGTTAAGTTTTAACTGTGCCTGCAACAAATTAAGTTCCATGTCTGCTGCTTTTTGCTTATAAAATGTAACCAATTGCTGTACTTCATCAATAGTTAAATCTTCCATACTTATTCCCCCCTGATGCTAAATGGACTTCCTATCCATAATTTTTCTGTCTTACTTTTTTCTCTGTTTACTATTGCACGGCTCCACGCAAACCCTGCATCTCCACCCCATGCATCCCACATGATTCTTCCATTAGATGGAAATTCTGGACCATCAAAGAAACCTTTACCCTTTTTATCTACTTCATGACGTGAAAAAAAAGAATACATTCTCTTAACAGTATCAAGAGACATAGATGCACCGCTAACAATATCTGTTGCTCTACCCCAACCTACTGGAGTTCCAGCCCCTGTTGCCTTGCCATCTTCTTTCCACTTCAAAGCACGTCTTGCAGCAGCCTTCATGCCTGCATTAGGTGAGTATGTATCTGCCATTACTTATCCTTCTTTGGATGCTTTACTTCATATGGACCAAGAATAGATTTAACTGTACCGTTTTTGTTCATGCGTACAATCTTTCCATCTTTGATTTGTGTTGCATTAAATGATTGTGCTTTTTTCTTTGGCATTATTTTAAAAATCCATTCCAAAAATTATCTGATCCTAATTCTTTTTCAGACTTATAGGTTCCGCCACGGCGCTTATATTCTTGAACAACCCAAGAATTTGCAACTGCAGATGGATACACATCAAACTTATCTTTTGCTGCTTGTATAACTCTTGCATAAAGTTGTGGATTAGAGGGTGTTGATCCACCTCTTCGTGGCTCAATCATGTCTTCATAGTTTGGGTTCTTTGCTTTGCCAATTGATGAATCATACATGGCCATTGCAACTTCTGAATCCATTTCCTCGCTATCATCTTCCATCATGTGATTGTTTATGTCTGCAATCTTTGCATCCTTATACATCATTCCAATACTGTAGGCTGTTGGTTCCCACTTTCCATCTTCTTCTTTATAAATTCTAACAGCCATGGCTGGGTTTTCTGGTGGCATAGACTGAATTGCGTACTCTGTTCCAGGAACTCCATAGATACCGCCCTCACTCATGATATGCTCTACCATACCGTGGACCATACCCTCTGATGTCATTCCCATGACAAAATCGCCTTCTTTAATGTCGTTCATTATAAGCCTCCTAGTTTATCTAATTATTATATCAGACTTTAGTTCTTTAATAGTCTTTTGACTTCTTCTAGTGCCCAGATTTCTGGCTTAGTTAGTTTAGAAACCTCACCCTTATCAAGACCCTTTTCAGATATAGTGACTATTGGATCTGGCAAGAAAAAATCAATGTTTAAATATCCTTTTTCCCATAGATTTAGAAGGTCTTTATTTACCACCTTAAGATGGTCCTCATACATATCTGGCATGACTTCTTGAAGTTTTGGAGTTACTGCATACAGGAACTCTCCAGTTTCAGCATCTAGTCCAGCAACCTCTAAAGCCCCCTGAAGAATTAGGTTATTTATTAAATTATCTTCACTGCTGCTCATACCTAATCAACTCCTCTAACTGTTGTCTTGTTTGTGCACCAGTTACACGATGAATCTCCGTATTGTCTTTCATTAAAACAAATGTAGGAACAGACTTAATTCCAAAGTCTTGAGTCATTTCAATTTCTGAATCAACATCAATAATAAAAAACTTAGCCATAATCTGTTCACGATTTAATTCTTCAACAATTGGTCTTGTTTTTTTACAAGGATTACACCAATCAGCAGTAAAATAAAGAATCATCTTCATCTATCTTGCTCTAATCTTCCATGTCATAATTTTTGGCCCAGCCTGAATCATCTCAAACATATTATACTCAAACTCATCTTTAAGTTCCATATAGAGTTCTGGATGAACTTCTTGCAACTTATCAGTAATTGAGTATGTCATCTCACCAGATTGATCAATTCCAGACATCTCAATAGCACCTTGTACTATTAGATGCTCTAATAAAGCCTGACTTTTTGGATTCACTACTTACCTGATTTTAATCTAGCCTTTTTAAGTGCTGTAAAATCTTTAACCTTGGTATCTCCAAGGTATCCCCATGCATAACCATCATTGATCATCATGTCATTAAGAGATACTGTGTTGCCATCTACATATACCCAACCTAAAATGCGACCATACTTTTCAGATGAGTCCATCTTTTCAGTCTTGATAATAACAGACTTAGCGTCCTTTAGAGACTTTTTTAGATACTCCTTGGCTTCAAGACCAAGGGCCTTTTCAGCAAGGTCCTTTGTGCGAGACTCAGGGGTATCAATACCAGCCAATCTTACACGGGATGCAAATAGGATATCAAACCCTAAATCAATAAGAACGTCAATGGTATCTCCATCTACTACGTTCTCTACTTTTCTTACATAGTATTCATACATTTTTTATACCGCCAACTTTTCTCGTTCGTCAATTACAACTAATGCAAAAGACATCATTTTTTTATATCCATCTGGATTATTCATAATTTTATTATAGTGATGTCCACAAAACATTAAATCTCCAGATATTCCAGTCACTTTAACAAGTGCTTCTGAAGAACAAGAATCACAACGATCTGTTGCTTTTAATAACCATTCTTTTTCTGCAACATCTTCTGTAATTGTCATATTCATATTATACTGCTACTTTCTGTTGTCGGTTGAGTAAAATCCAGTACCGTTAAATATAGCCGTAGGAGCAGACCATTGTCTTGTCATTATTTCATTACAACACGATGGCTCTCTATCTTCACCAAATTCTCTTTTAAATTCAATAGA